TTGTTTGTTAAAGACAAGTATGTTAGTGAAGAACCCAGGAACCTGGCAAACGAACTGGGCATCTTACTGGTAACAGCAAGTCAGTTGAATCGTAGTGCAGTAGAAGAGATAGAGTTTGATCATAGTCATATTAGTGGCGGTATAAGTAAGATTAACACCGCAGACAATGTGTTTGGTATCTTTACAAGTCGTGCAATGCGAGAACGTGGCCGTTATCAAATACAATGTATGAAGTCACGTTCGAGCACTGGTGTTGGCATGAAGGTTGATTTGGCATACGACATTGACACCATGCGGATTACAGATTTAGGCGAGGATGAACAGGATAATCGCCCGCAAGGAAACATCATGGATCAGATTAAAAATAAACCAGTCGATCAAGATCCAGAAGTTGGTAAGATTACAGCAACAGTACAGAGCAGCAAACTTAAAGACATGCTTGCTGGATTAAAGAATGAGTAAATGTCCAGACATAAATCATGGACTATATGTTGAAAAAATAACTGATACTAGTGTTCGACTGGGCATGTGTTGCCAAAGTAAATTAACTGGTCCAGTTAACACTATAGATCATAATGGCCCGGAACTACAAGAAATAAGAAAAAACTTTCATGGCAGTTGTAAAAATTGTTGGAGTGTTGAAGATAGAGGTGGGCATAGTAGACGCCATGGAGTTATTGATTGGTATAAAGATAGAAACATAAGCGATCAGCAAGGAATTGTTACGTTGGACTACAATACACAGAATGTATGTAATCTAGCATGCATTAGTTGTGGTCCTCGTTTTAGTAGTCGATGGACACAAGAGAATCAATATCATCAATTTCCAGACACAACAAAAAAATTTAAAACGCATAAAAATTCTTTAGTTAACATCGTAGACTTAACAAACGTTCGAAAAATCTACTTTAATGGCGGTGAACCTTTTCTTAGTAATGATCATAAAGATATTTTAAAACAAGTAACAGATCTGAGTAAAGTTGATGTGGCGTATAACACAAACGGAACGCAGTATCCTGACGATGAAATTATAGACCTTTGGAGTCAGTGCCGCAACGTACAATTATATTTTAGCCTAGATGCAGTTGATAAAGCATTTGGATTTGTACGTTGGCCTGCTGATTGGAAACAAGTCAGCGAAAACATTATTAAAATTCGAGAACAGATGCCACACTTAATGTTTGCAATAACTTATACATGTGGAATACACAATTTACTATATTTGGATGACACACTTGATTGGTATGAAAAATATCTAGCAACTAACTGGTTAGGTGATTCTAGTAGTTTTAATTTTCAACTTGTTGGTCCGATGTCATATGGCGGCGAAGTACTAGCGTTAAAACATGCAAGTGATGAACTAGTGCAACATGCATTAGATCAGTTTACAACAGTAAAAAAATACAGTTTTTATAGTAGTTTGGTTGAAGCTCTTAAAAACACTACAACTAACAACCAATGGATCAGTTATCTTGACGCACTAAGTTTGCGCAGGAATATAGATTGGCGGCACAGTCTTAAAAGATTAGCAGCGTATGAGTGACACATTACCATGAATGAATTTGATAACGAATACTTCTGTGTGCTTCCTTTTTATGGCTATGAGTTTACACTTAGTGGCAGTACCCATTGTTGTTTACTACCTAAGGGGTATGACATTGAAGAAATCCGCCAAGACATACTAGATAAGAAAAGATCCAAATGGTGTACTGCATGTTGGAAGTTAGAAGATGCTGGATTAATTAGTGACCGCTTACTTAAAAACTCAGCCATGGATTTTTACATAGATAAAGATATTAGATTTATTGAGCAAGATGTAAGAGACGGAAAATATAGTCTCCAGTTAGTAAAAGTTAGTAGCAGTAATCTTTGCAATGCAGCATGTGTTACTTGCAACCCAGTATCATCCAGTCTATGGGCTAGTTTAGAAAGACAGGCTGGGATTAGTGATGTTAGATATAAATCAGTGTCTCAAAATGTTGTTGACTCAATTGAATACAGTAAATTAGTTAGTTTAAACTTATTGGCTGGTGAGCCTATGTATGAAAAACTAACATTTGTTATGTTACAGAAGTTAGCAGATTCAAATAACTTTGATTGTTTTGTTCAAATTACTACAAATGGATCCATTGCTCCTGATGGTGAACGACGAGAACTACTACAGAAGTTTAATAACCTAAACTTTAATGTCAGTATAGACGGGACAGGAAAAGTATTTGAATATATGCGATATCCACTTAAATGGGAAGACATAAAAAATAACATTAACAACCTAAGAGAACTTACTGACAATGTTAGTGTAAGTTATACCACTAGCAATATTAACGTCATGTATCATCACGAGACTGTAAACTGGTTTAAAGAGAACAACTTAAATTATCACTTTAATCCAGTAATTGACCCTGCTTACTTTAGGCCTAGTGCATTGCCAAGTGCAGTTAAACAAATTATATTTGACAAATTTGGTAGAACAGCCGACTTAAACTTTTTTATTGGCAACCATACTGAGCAAGATGATAAAGACTTTACAAGAATGCTCACTGTTATTAAACAGCAGGACTCGATGAAAAATATTAGTATTAAAGATTATCTACCTGAGTTAATAGAACTTATTAACCCCTGGGCTTAGGATTTTCCAGTTTAGCCAAGTAACTACTAATTACATGATCCCGCAATCCATCGAAGAATTGAAACTTACATAGTGCACGGTATCTTGCTCGTAACTGATCTTTGGTCCTTTGCCAAACTGTCGCGTTTCTAAAATCGCCGTAGTAGTTAATATACTGTAAATTACCGTAGTGTTTATATCCCATGATCTTTAACGGAACCTTGGGAACAACATCGTTGCTGTTAACAAATCTATAGTGAGTAAAACTACAATTACTACGCCAAACTCGATCACCTGTTCTTGGACAACCATATGTATAAACTGCTTCAACACGATCCTGTAACCTAGCGGCAACAACCATGGACATTCCACCACCTAAACTGTGACCACAAATGTACAGTTTCTTAGTTGGACTAGCATTAATGTATGCTAGCATATCGTCATATACCTTCTTAACTTCGTCATAAAATCCGACATGAACCCAACCGTTTGTTTTACTACGATGCTTCCATGCTTTCAAATCAGCCAACACGTCTTTAAATTGTGTGGGTTCAGTTCCTCTAAACGCAACAACAATATCTTCCTTGTTAGTAAAGATCATGCATTGTGCACTTCCATTGGAAATTAGTTTATTCTTTAAGTAACCCAGTTCTTTTGCTAATGGTTTAGCTGTTTTTTCGTCCATATAAGCATATGAACTTAGTTTAGCATAATGTATTGCTAACTCTCTAGTAGTAGATTGCATGTGTTTGCTCCTCATGTTATACTATATTTAACGATAAATACTGAAAAATACGGATTAAAAACACCTATGAAAAGACAAACTCGCAGTATACTTGAAGAACTTAACTCAGTTGTGTTAGAGCGTGATCGCAAACATTTAATTGAGCAGCGTGGAAACAACATTATTACGAGTGCAATAAATCTCATTGAAGAGATATATCGCAACTATGATGCAGAAACTGCTGGAGATCTTGAACGCAGATTAGTTAATAGTATTCGAGGCAGAGACAGTAAGAAGTTTAAGCGTGGGTGCAGAAAGGCAGACAGTAATGACTAAGGGTATAGTATTAGAAGGCGGCAACATCTTTAAAGACGAGGATGGAACTCCGGTAACACAGCGGATTAATCGTGCTGATGTTGATCCAACACTTGCTTGGATTGAAAAAATTACTGGCATCCCACACAAAGATTTTAAACTAGGTTCAACGGGTATTCGTGCCACATCAGGCGACATGGATATTGCTGTTAACCAAGCAGAGGTTGACAAAGCTGATTTATATAATAAACTAGCAGCATGGGCACAGCAGAATCATCCCGATGACGATGTTAGACAATGGGTAGCCAAGTCAGGAATTAGTGTTCATTTTAAAACACCAATCAATGGCGATCCCGAGCAAGGATATGTGCAAACAGACCTCATGTTTGGAGATCCTGAATGGATGAAGTTTACATTAAAGGGTGCTGGCGACGATACTCCATACAAAGGTGTTCATCGTAATATCCTAATTGCAAGTGTAGCAAAAGGCCTGGGGTTTAAATTTTCTCCCAAGGATGGATTAGTTAACAGAGAAACTGGCGACGTTGTTTCTAATAACCCTGATCAGATTGCAGAAATACTGCTGGGTCCAGGAAATAAAAGAGATGCACTTGACAGTGTTGAAAGTATCATTGCTAAACTTAAAGGCAACCCGGACTACGAAAAACTAACAGCAGATGCTCGGGAATATTTTGCAAGAGAAAACCTAACATTACCTGAATCAGTTACTGCAAAAGTGGGAACCACTGATTGGTTTAGTCAACTATCGGAAAAACTAAAATGAGACTCTGGGAGTTTACTCGGCCTGTAAAACGAGCACTGACAGAAGCTGCTCGTATCCAACATGCAGAAGATATTGTTTTCTGGGAAGGCAGTGCTGGTGCAACACGAGCCCTGCAAAGTCTACGTAACCTGGACCAAGGTGGGCATAAGGACGTAACAATCAAATGGGACGGATCTCCCGCAGTCATTTTTGGCCGCGATGCTAACGGTGAGTTTATACTAACAGACAAGTCAGGATTTACTGCTAAAGGATATGATGGTCGTAGCAAGAGTGCAGACGACTTAGAACAAATGTTCCTAAACAGATCAGGTGGTGAGAACAGAGAAAATCCCGGCTATGTTAAATTTGCTGGCAATATGAAATCTATATTTGACGAGTATGAGAGAGCAACACCCAAAGACTATCGGGGTTTCTTTAAAGGCGACTTGTTATATTTTACTACACCTCCTGTTAAAGAAAACAATTATGTATTTAAACCTAATATCGTTGAGTATGCAGTAGACGTAAACAGTGACTTAGGTAAAAAGATCGGCGCAAGTAAAACTGGTGTTGTTATTCACAGACAAGTACAGCCAGACGGCACAGAGACACCCTTGCAGGATCCTGATATCTTCTTGGGCAATGAAGTACTTGTTGTGCCTCCTGTTACTGCTGAACGAGCACCACAAGTGCCACATGCCGCCTTAAACAAGTTGGAACAAGTTATTAAGAAAGATGCCGCTGCTATTGACAGTTTATTAGATCAAAACAAATTACGTCAGATGCAGATGTCAGATTTCTCTAAAATCCTTTATGCTTACACTAACAGCAAAGTAGACACAGGACTAGGTGGACTTGGATCAGACTTTGACAAGTGGTTAGAGACTGCTAAAATAAGCGATAAGAAAAAAGCTAAGATTGCTGAGTATATCAACAGTAACCAAGCTGGATTTAGTGCATTATGGGAAACAGTAAACACTATTATGATGGCGAAAGATCAAGTTATTGCTGACATTGATGCACAGGGCGGCACTGTACAGCAGAGCATAGGTGGACAATCAGGCGGCGAAGGGTATGTATTAGCACACCCTGAAGGTGATATTAAACTAGTGCCAAGGTCCACATTTAGTGCAGCCAACCGTGCAGTACAACGATAAATATCAGTAAG